ATGGGACGGAAATCGGGGGCCGGCGGGGTCTACGCACGCGGCGGAAACTGGTATTTCAAGCAGCGAGTCCCGCGCCGCTTCGAGGCGCTCGACCCGCGCCGACCGGTCAGGATCTCCCTCAAGACTGATTCCGAGCGCGAGGCGCACGCGAAGGCGCCCGTCGTCGCGGCCGAGCTCTGGGCCTATTGGGAGGCACTCGAGGCGGGCAACGGCGCCGACGCGAAGGCGCGTCACGCCTCGGCCGTGAAGCTCGCGAAGGCGCGCGGCTTCGCCTACCGGCCGGCCGAGGATCTCGCCGCCGGCGACCTCGTCGAGCTGGTTGATCGCCTGAAGTCGCTCGTCGGCTCGGGCGGGGTCGTGGCGACCGGCCCGGAGGCAAAGGCGGTCCTCGGCATGATCGCCGCGCCGCGTCCGCTGGTGTCCGAGCTGCTCGCCGATTTCTTCACGCTCACGACCGACCGGCTCAAGGGGAAGAACGAGGCGCAGGCGAAACGCTGGCGCGGCATCCGCGAGGCGACGATCGCGGATCTGATCGGGGTCCTCGGCGACGTGCCGATCAACGAGATCAGTCGCGAGGACGTGCTGCGCTTCCGCGCCTGGTGGCAGGCCAAGGTCGAAAAGGGCCACGCGCCGAACACGGCCAACAAGCAGTTCGGGCAACTGTCCGACATATTCCAGACCGTGAACGACCTTCGGCACTACGGGCTCGAAAACCCGTTCAAGGGGCTCCGGTTCAAGGACGCGGGCCACGCCAAGCGCGACCCCTACTCCGCCGAGTTCATCCGCGACGCGATCCTCAGGCCCGGCGCGCTCGACGGCATGAACACCGAGGCCCGCGACATTCTGCTCGCGATGATAAACACCGGCGCCGGGCCGAACGAGATCATCGGCCTCGCCGCCGAGGACTATCGCCTCGACCATGCGATCCCGCATATCCGCATCCGGCCGAACGAGCTTCGCGGGCTCAAGACGACGCACGGGCTCCGCGAGCGCGAAATCCCCGCCCTCGGGGTCTCGCTCCAGGCGCTCCGCCGGCTCCGCGACGCGGGCGGCTGTTCGCGCTACGTGGGGAAAAACGATAGCTGGTCGACGGCGGTCAATGCCTACATGCGCGAGAATGGCCTGCGCGAGAATCCCCGGCAGACCGCCTATTCGCTGCGCCATGGTTTCGAGGACCGGCTGCTCGACGCGGGCTGCGACGATCGCATCCGGGCCGACCTCATGGGCCACAAATACGCCCGGCCGAAATATGGCGCCGGCGGGCGGCTCGCGCGCGTCGCCGAGGAAATCGGCAAGATCGCGCTTTGAGCATTTACCCTTCGGGGCGGGAGCCATTGAAGGCGGACGGCTAGATTCTTCGCGCCGCCTGGCTCCGCCGCCTTCAAGGCGACGACTGGCGCCAGCCCGCCGAGCCGAATCAAGGAAAGGGCCGCTCCGCCGGGAGCGGCCCTTTCGGCGTTTCAGGAGGCTCGGCTGGCGGCTAGAGGGCCTCGCGGCCGTCGAGCGCCAGGATCTCGCGGGCGATGGCGGCGCGGACCTCGGCGCGAATGTCCTCGGCCCGCGCGCGAACCGTCGTGCTCGGGAGGATCGCCGCCTGTTCGCCGGCGCGCGGCTCGCCCGCGTCGATCCGGGCGACCATGCGGCCCGAGGCGGGATCGCGGCCGAGGTAGCGGCCGAGATCGACGCCCGCGACCGGACCGCAGGCGGCGAAAAGGACCGGATCGCCGGGTTCGACCTCGCGGCCGCGCTTGTCGAAGGCGCGGCCAGCGGCGGGGACGCGGGCAATCGGAGCGGGGCGCTCCGCCGGCGGGACGAGGCGGACCCCGGCGCGGAGGTCCTGGGCGAGCTGGGCGGAGGCATCGATATCGAGCATGAGCGGGTCTCTTTCTGGCGATGGGGCCTGGCCGCTTCCTCGAAATCGTCGCGATGGACGTCGAAATGCGCGGCCGCGTTTCGGAACGCGTGGCGGGTTCCGTGTTTCATGACGCGGCGCGCGAGCCGAGCGCGCCGCTCCTGTTTTCGGGGCGAGCGGGATGTTCCCGCCGGCTTTACGCCGCAGCCCGGGACGCCGCCCGGAAGCGGCCCCCCGTAGCGATCAGCCGCGCGCGCTCAATGGCCCGCGCCTCGGCTTCCGCGCGGGCGATCTCGGCCTCGATCCGCTCGAGGATCGGAAGCGCGGCGGCGCCGTCCTCTGCGATCACGATCGCGACGATCTCGCGGGCCTCGATCAGATCGGCGAGCGTGACCGCTCGCCGCCGCGCCGGCTGACCGGGCGCGGGCATTCATCCGCCTTTGGCGATCCGGCGATGGAGCCGGTCCAGCGAGATCCCGAGGAAGCGCGCGGCGCCAACCTTGCGATAGCGGTTCGCCCGCATCGCCTCGGCGATCAGCCGCGACTCGAATTCACGAATGGCTTCATCGAAGGTCTTTCCCGCGACGTCGACCTTGACCACGCACGGGGCACTCATGCCGCGAGATCCCGCGGCAACATACGCAGCACCGCGACCGGAGGGATCGCGAAGGTCTGGCTCCACCGGGAAAACCGGACGAGGACCTCGGCGGGGTGCGCGCCCATCACCAGAGCCTCGATCTGCTGCCCCGCGTCATGGGTCTGGACGATCACACGATCGCCCGCGCGGAGGTCGGTCGTGTTGCGGCGCGCGAGGAAAAGCGCGCTGGTTTCGATTGAAATACTCTGCTCGAGCGGGCCATTCATGGCCGTATTCCCTTTTAGGTTGTTTGGTATGCCAGCATCTGCCCGTTATGCGCGAAGCGATCAAGCGAAATATCGGAAAAAACCGTCAAGAGACAAAAATTTTCGCCGGCGGCCGCGCCTTAGCCTTCCGGCGCGGGGAATCGTGCCTCGGCCCCCGCGTTCACGGCCCTCGCGCCGCTGATCGCGCCGACGACCTTCAGGCCCGGCCGCTCCATGAATTCGTGCGACGGCGCGGCTCCGGGGTGAAACTCGACCAGCCAGGGGGGGAGGCAATAGCGCAATGTCGCCTCGCCGGATTCGGAGGTGACGACGACGAGCCTGCCCGAATAATCCCTGAGCGGGATGATCGCGACACGCTCGCCCGGGAGAATGCCGAAAATCATCGCATCCGGTCCGATCGCGACCGCGATCCTGATCCGCTCGCGCTGTTCGGGCGGATAGGCTTCGAGCTGCGCGCGCTCCCCGGCCGTGAATTCTCCTTGTTCTACAATGGTGACCGCGCCACGGGCGGAAACGGCGCCGGCAGGAGGCGGGGGCGTCTCGGGACGCTCCGGGCCTTCCGCGCCCTCGAGCAACTGCCATAGCGTGATATCGAGGGCCGCCGCGATCTGCTCGACCGTTTGCAACCTGGGGGAGCGATCCGGGGTCCTGAAGATGTCATTGACCGCGGTCGCGGAAAGCCCTGCGCGTTGACTGAGCTGGGACTGGCTGTAACCCCGGATCTGACGCCAATGCTCGATGTTCTGGGCGAGTCGCGAAAGCATGGCGCGGGAGGACCTCACGGGATCAGGGGACCAGATTTCCGTTCGAGAAATCACGCGATTCGTGAAAACGCAACGCTGATCGCGAAAACGCCGAAAAAAGCTATACCAGCGTCGCTTGTTTGATCCGGTTTTTCCGGCGACTATGTACCGGCTTCCACCGAAAAAACCGATAGTTGTCGCCTTGAGCAAAACCACCTCGCCCAACCTGGGCGCGGCGCGGACCCCTGCTCGCGTCCGCGTCATACAACCCTTGATTGATCGCTCCGTCGCGCGCTGGCTTAACCGGATCATGATCGCGCACCGCCTCGACACCTGGGCGGAGGCGGCGGCGCTCGTCCTCCGCCGGATCGCGGAGGACGCCGCCGATCCCGTCAACGCGCATCGCTTCTCGGCCGAGGACGCCACGACTCGCCGGGGCCTCGTCCGGGGCTGGGATGCCCGCGCGGGGCTCCCTCTTCGGATCTACACCGGGGGGGCCGCGATCTGCCTCCGTGTCCCCGCGCTGACCGGATGGCTCCACGCCTTGACCGGGCTCGACCCGCAACGCGGCGCCTCGGCGGTCCTCGCGGTCGCGCGGCGGATCGACCCGGCGGCCGCGCGCTACCTTCCGGCGGAGGCGGACGAATGAGAGCGGCGCCGATCACGCTCCACGCGGGCGACTGCCTCGAGGTCGCAGCCGGGCTCCCGGCCGATAGCTTCGACGCGATCGTGACGGACCCGCCTTATCACCTGACCTCGATTGTCCGGCGTTTCGGCGGGCCAACGGCCGCGCTGGCGGGGGAGGAATCGGACGGCCCTCTCGCGCGCGCCTCGCGCGGTTTCATGGGCAAGGAATGGGACGGGGGCGATCTCGTCTTCCGCCCCGCGACCTGGGCGACGCTCGGCCGCGTCCTGAAACCCGGCGGCCACCTCGTCGCCTTCAACCACAGCCGGACCTTTCACCGGATGGCGGTGGCGATCGAGGACGCGGGTTTCGAGGTCCGCGACTCCATCCTCGACCTCTACGCGACCGGGCCGCTCTGGGGCGATTTCCTCGACGGTCTCTCGCCGGATCAGGGGCGCGCCTTCGCCCGCGCCGTCGCCGGTGGCGGCGGGCCACTACTCGCCTGGCTCTATGGCTCGGGCATGCCGAAGTCGCACAATGTCGCCGCCGCGATCGACAAGGTGCTCGGGGTTGAGGGTGAGATCATTGGGCGGCATAGCCCCGTCGCGAGATGGGCAAGCGACTACGCGGACGGTATGCGTGACGTCTCGGCGCGCGAGATCCGCGGCATCGTTTCCGAGGCGGCCAAAGCCTTCGACGGTTGGGGCACGGCACTCAAGCCGGCATTCGAGCCGATCGTCCTTGCCCGCAAGCCGCTCGCCGAGTCCTCGATCGCCCGGCAACATCTCGCGACCGGTACCGGCGGGCTCAATATCGACGCCGCGCGGATCGGCGCGAGCGGAGGAACCGTCTCGGGCCGGACACGAGGGGCAAGCGCGGGCATTCTCGGCAACGGATTGAACGGGGGCGGCGCCTATCCGATCGACGCGGGGCGCTGGCCGGCGAATGTCACGCATGACGGGTCGGTTGAGGTCCGCGCGCGCTTCCCCGTCGACGCCGAGGGATCGGTCGGGCGGTTCTTCTATTCCGCCAAAGCCGACGCGGCCGACCGGCGCGGCTCGAAACACCCGACCGTGAAGCCGCACGCGCTCATGCGCTGGCTGGTCCGGCTCGTCTCGGCGCGCGGCGGGCTGATCCTCGACCCGTTCGGCGGCTCGGGCGCGACCGGCTGGGCCGCCGCCGCCGAGGGTCGCCGCGCCGTCCTGATCGAGCGCGATCCCGATTACGCGGCGCATATCGCCCGCGTCATCGCGGGGCTCGAGGACCCGGCCGGGCCGCACTCGCCCGACGATTCCGACCCTTCCGACCGTCAACCCTCGCTTTTCTGAGGCCCCCATGAGCGACACGCCCCGCCCCGATTTCGAGGCGCAGCACCGGCCCGACCGGGCCTTTCCGATCTATGACTGCCGCGTCCTTCGCCTCGCCGAGGACGCGCCCGATTTCGCGGTCCTCTCCGCGCGTGAGCTGGCCGCGCTCGCCGCATCCTATGCGCTCGACGCGCTGATCTACGCGCACGCGGCCGCGCGCGCCGCGACTCCGATCGCGCGCGACATCGCCGAGGCCGGGGCGCTCACCGCGCGCCTGCATGGGCATTGCGCACGCGCCAGGCTCGGCCGCCGGGCGCGTTCCGCGTGACGCGGCCTTGCGCGATCTGCGGGGCGCCCGGCGCGACGCGGGGGCTTCGGCTTCCCGGGCCGCGCTCGGCGCTCCCGGTCGCGCGGCGTGGCTATCTCTGGCACTGCGCCGCCCCCCACTGCGGCCGGGCCGCCGAAGCCCGGCGCGTGCGCGCGACCGGCGCCCCCGCGCCCCGTCCCGATCCCCTTCCCGCGAAACCGCCGGCGGACGAGACGCCCCGGCAAGGGTCCCTGTTCGGAGACTGATCCCATGCTGACACCCGAGGATTTCGACGCGGCCCCACGCCCGCGCTGGCAGGAGGGGGACCGCTCCCCGATCTGGGGCGCCTTCGATCTCGAAGCGCCGTCGCCGATCTTCGTCGCCTCGATCCCCGAAATCGCGACCGCGCTTTCCCGCCTGGTCCGGTTCAATGGCTGGGGACCGCGATTCTATTCCGTCGCCGAGCATTCGATCTTCTGCGACGAGATCGCGCGCGAGGCGGGGATCCCGGCCCGCTTCCGCCGCGCCGTCCTCATGCACGACGCGGCCGAGGTCTATTGCGGCGACAATATCCGGCCCCTGAAGGCGCTGATCCCCGACCTCGAGCGGCTCGAGCAGGGGGTCGCCCGGGCGATCGCTGAACGCTTCGATCTTCCCCTCGGCTTCTCGGCCGCGCCCTTCGATAACGCCGCGCTCGCGGCCGAGCTTCGGGAATTCTTCCCCTTCGCGCCGCGCGATCACCTGCCCGACCCGGGACCTTGGCAACCGCCGCGCCTCGCGCCGGACGTGGCCGCGCTGGAATTCCTCCGCCGCGCCGAGGGGCTTGGCATCGGATGACCCGACTTTCCGAGCAGGTCAAGGCGAGCGTCTCGCTCCGCCGCCTCGCCGAGCGCGCGGGCGTGGCCTGGGACCCGCGCAAATCGGCGCCGAGGCGGGGCGACTGGTGGGCGCCCTGTCCCTTCCACGCGGAGCGGTCCGCGTCCTTTCATGTCCTCGAGCCGGCCGGGGCGGGCGGCTTCTTCAAATGCTTCGGCTGCGGCCGCAAGGGCTCGGCGATCGACTTCGTGATCGAGGCCGAGGGCGTCCCCGTCCGCGAGGCGCTCCGCCGGCTCGCGTCCTCGGCCGGGATCGACCGCGAGGACACGGCCGCCGCCGCCCGCCGCGCCGAGGCGCACGCCCGCGCCCGCGCCGCCGCCGAGGCGGAGGACGCGGAGCGCGCGGCGCGTGGGCTCGAGGCGGCGCGCTGGATCTGGCGCCAGACCGAGCCGGCGGGGCCGCTGCTCGAAAGCTACCTCGCCGCGCGCGGCGTCGACCTCGCGGCGATCGGGGGGGTCCCTGCCTCGCTCCGCTTCGCGCCCGCGCTCGAGCATTGGGCGCACGGCGCGGACACCCGCCGCGCCCGGCCGCTGCATGTCGGGCCGGCGATGGTCGCGGCGATCGGCCGGGGCGCGCTGGTCGGCGTGCATCGGACCTGGATCGCGGCGGAGGGCCGCGCCCGGCTCCCCGATGGCGCCAAGGTCGGCAAGAAAATGATCGGCCGGACCGGGGCGATCTTCGGCGCGCCGGTCCGCCTCTCGACCTCGCGGCTCGGGGTCGTGGTCGGCGAGGGGATCGAAACCACGCTCGCCGCCTGGTCGGCGCTGGTCCGCGCCGGGCTCGGCGGCCGCTGGGGCGCGGAGGCGGCGCTTTCGCTCGGCGCGCTCGCCGGGCCGGGCGATCCGCGCGGCAAGGGGCCGGCGGGGCCGGACGGCTATCCGCTCCCCTCCCCGCGCCCCGACCTCGGCGCGCGCGTGCCGCACTGGCTCCCGGCCGAGGGCGTCCGCGCGGCGCTGATCCTCGGCGAAGGCTCGGCGAAGGGCGGGGGCGAGGCCGCGCGCCGCTTCGCCGAGCGCGCCCGCGCGAAACTCGCCGCGCGCGGGTTCGAGGCCGAGGTCCGCGTCCCCGGCGGCCGCTGGGACCTCGAGGCGGATTTCGCGGACCTCGCGGCGGCGGAAGCGGCCCGGGTCGCGCCGGAAAGGTAGATTACGCATGAGCCTGATTTCCGAATTGATGGGGCTCCCCCCGGACGGGGAGCCGGCGCCGGCCTTCGTCGCCGGGGATGAGAACGACCGATGGAACGCGGACCGGCTCGCGGCGGCCCATGGCGAGCGCATGATCTTCGTAGGCGGCAAGGGCTGGGGGATCTGGGATGGCGCCCGCTTCGACTTCTCGGATGGGGACCTCCGCGCGGCTGCGATCGCGGAGGAACTGCAAGCCCTCGTGAACGCGGACGCGGAAAAGGCGTGGCGCGCCGATTTCGATGAAATCGCCATCGCCCGGCGGATGGCAATTCAGCCGAGCAGCAACGCGCCGCGCGTGAAGGATCCGGCCGAGGCGCTCAAGGCGCTTCGCGCGGAGGGCTGGCTGGCGCTGCGTAAGCACGCGGTCAAATGCGGGAATGTCGACAAGATGGAGAAGGCTCTAAAGGTCCTGCGCCACCGGCTGCGCGTCGCCATCGACACGCTCGACGCCGATCCCTGGTCGTTTACCGTGCCGAATGGCCGGATCGACCTCCGCGCGGCGGCTTACGCGGATCTCCAGCCCGAGCTGGGCCGCGCCGCGCTGGTCGAGGCGCGGGCGCGCTGGCTCAAGCCGCACGATCGCGAGTCGCTCCCGACCAAATGCGCGGGCGTTGAATACGATCCGGCGGCCGACTGCCCGGAATGGCGCGCCTTCCTCGAGCTGGTGCTGCCCGATCCCGAGGTTCGGGCCTGCTTTCATCGCAGCATGGGGGCGACGCTGTTCGGCCGGAATGAACCGCAATGCGCCTTCCTGTTCCGGGGCTCGGGCGGCAACGGCAAGTCGACGGCGGTCAACATGATCGCGCATGTGCTGGGCGAGTCGGGCGGCTACGCGGTCCCGTGCAAGATCGAACTGTTCCTCGCGACCGCGAACGAAAGCGCGGGGAAGGCGACGCCCGAGGAAGTCGATATTCCGGGCGCGCGGGCGCTGATCGCCTCCGAGCCGGACCCGACCGACGAGCTGAGCGCGAAGCGGATCAAGGCTCTGACAGGGGGCGACCCGCGCCCGGCGCGCGGGCTCAATCAAGGGCAGTTCTACTACCGCCCGACCGCCTTCCCGATCCTCTCGTTCAACCGGACGCCCCGGATCAAGAACGAGGACGAGGGCACGCGGCGGCGGCTGGTGTTCATTCCCTTCGAGGTCAACCTGCGCGCGCTTCCCGAGGACAGGCGCCGTTCGCCGATCGAGGTCGAGCGGGCCTTGAAGGCCGAGGGGCCGGGCGTCCTCAACTGGATGCTCGAGGGCTGGCGGGCCTATCGCGAGCGGGCAGACGCCGGGATCGGCGCGCCGCCCGGAATCGACCCACCCGAGGCAATGCGCGCGCTGAAGGATTCGCTGCTCGAGCACGCGGACCCGATCGGCGAGTTCATCAAGGATTGCTGCCGGTCCGACGCGGCCGGACCCGGGATCAGGTCCTCGGCCTTCTTCCGGGTCTACTCGGAGTGGTGCGACTGGCGAGACGTTCCTCCGCGAGGGCGAGAACGGCGGCGAGGCTGTCGAGCTGGTCGCCCGCGTCAACCGCCGCCCGGGCTCACCCCTCCTGGCCTCGCTCGACCGGCACCGGCGCGAGGCGGCGGCGACCTACGCGCTCGCGGTCGAGATCGTGACGGTCGGAGGAACCTCGGGCGACTTCGCGGCGGAGCGAGTCGGCGGCGGCCGCGCCTCGGCCGAGGGGCGCCAGTTCGGCGCGCTGATCTGGGCCGAGAGGCTCCGCGCGCTCGAGGCGGCGATCGGGCGCGACTTCGTCCGCGTCACCCGCGAGGGCGATTCGATCGCGACCCGCGACCTGATCCGCGCGATCGTGGTCGGTGGCCTCTCGCTGCCGCGCATTCTCGCCGGGCTCGGCCTCAAGCGGTCGCCCGCGCGGGAAGCGGCGCTGAGAGGCGCCGCGCTGGCGGCTTTCGATCGCATGGCGCGGGCCTTGCCGGACGGGGTTTCAACGCGCGCCGCACAAAACCGTTGACAACATCACGCGGAGGCTGCACCTACGCGGCATGGTCGTGATTTGCGCCCATAATATCCTCCCAAGGTTGTATCGACTTCCGCCGCGCCTCGGCCCGTTCCCCGGGACCCGAGCGCGGCGGCTCTCGTTCCAAGGCTCCGGTTTCCTGCGAGGTTCCATGCACGTCTCCTTCGAGCACAACCTGCGCGGCTTCGAGCGCGATCTCTCCGACCTCGCCCGACGCCAGCTGCCCTTCGCCACCGCCTCGGCGCTGAACGAGACCGCGCGGGCGATCGCCGACAACGCCGGGCGCGCGCTCGAGAAGCGGCTCGACCGGCCGACGCCCTTCACCCGGCGCGGCCTCGCGGTGTTCCGGGCCGGCAAGGCGCGGCTCTGGGCGGATGTGTTCTTCAGGGACCGGCAGGCCGGCTATCTCGCCTGGGCCGAGCGGGGCGGCGAACGCAAGCCGGCGAGGAAGGCGATCCCGGTCCCGGTCGGGATCCGGCTCGATCGCCACGGCGGCATGCCGCGCAACGCGCTGGCACGAGCGCGCGCCCGGGCCGACACCTTCGCCCCGGCGCCGGGCACGCGCCTGCCGGCCGGGCTCTATCAGCGCCTCAAGGCCGGGCGGCTGCGGATGCTCGCGGCCTTCGAGCCGGTCGCGCATTACACGCCGCGCCTGCGCTTCGGCGTCGACGCCGAGAAGACCGCGCGGGCCTATTTTCCGATCGCCCTCGAGCGCGCGTTCCGCCGCGCCTGGGCCACGGCGCGGCGCTAGACGGCGGCGCGGGTCCTTCCGCCGGGATCGCGCGCGGGGATATTCGCGGCCGCGTTTGGTTCGCGAAGTCTGGCGCCGAGCTGGGCGGCTTATCGGTTGAGGTTGTTGGACTCGTGACGGATCGGACGCTCGGGGAGGACGGCGCGGGCGGGCCGCTTCGGGCGCTCACGGCGGAGGAAGGCGCGCTGACGGCGCGCTATCCGTTGCCGGCCGGGGTGCCGGACGCGGTGGTGAACCAGTACCAGCTCGCCGACGCGCTCGACACCTCGCAGACCACGCTCGCCAACTGGCGCCGGCTCGGGCTTCCGGTGGAGGTCGAGGGGACCAACGGGCGGAGTTATCAGTTTCGCCTGTCGCTCTGCTTCGCCTGGATGCGAAAGCGCGAGGCCGACGATCGCACGGCCCGCCTCGCGGCGGAGGACGCGACGCAGCAGCTGCGGCTCGCGCTGACCGGCGGCACGGTCGCGCCGGGGGCCGAGCCCGGGCTTTCCAGGCGCGACGCGATCGAGACGCTGCAACTCGAAAAGGCCTGGACCGATGCCGCGCGGGCGCGGGGCGAGCTGATCGCGGCCGCCGAGGTCGCGGAAGCCTTGCAGGCGGTCTTCGCCGAGATCCGCGACGGGCTCGACGCGGCGCCCGACCGGCTCGCCCGCGACCTCGGGCTCGACGGCGCGGGCGTCGAGGCGGCGCAGATGATTTGCGATGACATCCTCGAGGGCGCCCGAAGGCGGATCGCGGACCTGTTCGGCGCGGGGCGCGGGACCGGAGAGGACGGCGCCGCCGCCCTCGATCTCTGTCCGCCGAACGACCTCGGCCCGAATGACCTCGACCGCATGACCTCGGGGGGAGACCGCCTTGCTTGAAGATCGCCCGCTTCGCTTCCGGCCCGGGGCCGCGCTGCCTCCGCTCCGCTCGGCGGGCGAGGTCGTCCGGGCCGCGCTTCCGGCGCTGGCGCCGCCGGCGCGGATCTCGATTTCCGAGGCGGCGGCCCGGCGCATGGTCGAGGCGGGCGGGCATTGGGTCCCGTGGCGCAATGACGTTGCGCCCTACATGGTCGAGCCGATGGATATGGTCGGATCGCGCCGTTTCGAGGCGCTCGCCTTCGCCGGCCCGGCGCGGTCCTCGAAAACCGAGGCGCTGATCCTCAATCCGATCGCGCATGCGATCCTGGCCGCGCCGCGCCTGGTGCATGTCGTGCACATGACGCAGGCGGCGGCGCGCGAGTTCTCGATCGAGACGGTCGACAAGCTGATCCGGCGATCGCCCGAGCTCGGCGCGCGGGCGGCGAAGGGCAAGGGGGCGGATTCGACCTTCGACAAGCGTTTCGCCGCCGGGGCGCGGCTGACGATCGGATGGCCGGTCGTGACGCAACTTTCCGCGCGGTCGATCCCGCTCGTGCTGCTGACCGATTACGACCGGATGCCGGCGGATCTCGGCGGCGAGGGCTCGGCCTTCGCGCTGGCGCGCAAGCGCACGCAATCGAGCGGCTCGCGCGGGATGACGGTCGCGGAAGCCTCGCCGGGCTTTCCGATCGCAAGGGAGGGCTGGAAACCCGAGACGCCGCACGACGCTCCGCCCTGCGACGGCATTCTCGGGCTCTACAATCAGGGGACACGGGCGCGCTGGTACTGGCCTTGCCCGTCCTGCGAGGTCGAATTCGAGCCGGCTTTCGAGCGGCTGCACTATCCGGCCGAGGGGACCCCGGCCGAGCGCGGCGCCGTGGCCTACATGGTCTGCCCGCATTGCGGCGGCGTGATCGAACATGGCGCTAAGGCGGGGCTCAACCGGCGCGGCCGCTGGCTGCATGAGACCGCCGGGGGCGAGGTCGCCCCGCTCGGCCCGCTCACGCGGCGCGCGGCGATCGTGTCCTACTGGCTGCAAGGCCCGGCCGCCGCGCTGGCGAGTTGGGCGCAGATCGTGACGCGCTTCCTCGAGGGCGAGGCGCAATTCGAGGCGACCGGCGACGAGACGCTCCTGCGCGCCGCGGTCAATCTCGACCTCGGCCTGCCCTATCTGAGCCGCGCGGCGAGCGCGGGCGCGGGGCTGGACGAGGCGGGGCTTCGCGCGCTGGCGGTCGATCGGCCCTGGCGGATCGCGCCGCAGGCCACGCGGTTCCTGACCGTCGCGGTCGACGTGCAGCCGGGGCGCTTCGTCGCGCAGGTCGAGGCTTGGGGCGAGGGGCTCGAGCGAACGGTTATCGACCGTTTCGACATATTCGAGCCTCCGGAGGGGGCGCCGGACCGCGAGGGGCGGCGGATCGACCCGGCGCGCCGGCCCGAGGATTGGGCCGCGCTGCTCGGCCTCGCCGATCGCTCCTGGCCGGTCTTCGGGGGGGCCTGGCGGCTGCGGCCGCTGGCGATCGTGATCGACGCCGGCGGCGAGGCGGGCGTGACGCCGAACGCCTACGCCTTCTGGCGCAAGGCGCGGATCTCGCACCCGCGCCGCTTCCACCTGGTGCGGGGAAAGGGGGGCGCGCGGGCCAAGCGCGCCGAGGTCTCCACGCCCGAGACCGCCCACAAGGGCAAGCGGCACGTCGCCCGCGACGTCCGGCTGATCTGGGCTTCGACGGACCGGCTCAAGGACGAGATCTCGGCGAGTCTCACGCGCGGCGCGGAAGGCGAGCGGGCGCTGCTGGTCCCGAAGGCCGCGCCGGCCGAGATCTGGGCGGAATACGCGGCCGAGCGCCGCGACGCGACCGGGCGCTGGGACAAGCGGCCGGGCGTCAGGCGGAACGAGGCGCTCGATCTCTCCGTCTACGCGCTGGCGCTCGCGATCGTGCTCGGCGCCGAGAAAATCGCATGGGACCGGCCGCCGCCCTGGGCGGTCCTCGGCCCCGGCAATGCCTTCGCGATCGTCTCCGCCCCCGCGCCCGATGGCGCGGCGGGCGCGGGCGAGGCCCCGGGCGCGGACGAGGCGCCGCCGCTGGCGGAACCGCCGCCCGCGCCCGGGGGGAAGGCGCCCGGGCGCGCGCCCGGCAACTGGAAACGCCGGCCGGGGCGCCGGGCGGACTTTTCGGGATGGTGATCCACGCCTTGATCCCGAAGCTGTCTCGCTCGAAGCACTGATCAAATTTGATCAACAGCTATGTTGTGAGATTTCAGGGGGCGCAGTAACCGTTGCGGCGAGCATCGACCCCGCGATCAACGAAAACAACCCGAAGATGCCCCTGAGAAACACCGGAGGATACGCTTTGAGATACCCGACGCTCGCAGTGACCGCTCTCTGCCTGTCGATTTCGTCCGCCGCCGGCGCGGCCGAGATCGGAGTCAGCATGGCGGCTTTCGATGACAGCTTCCTGACCGTGCTGCGCAACGGCATGATCGACTATGCGAAGGAAAAGGGCGACGTCACGCTGCAGATGGAGGATGCGCAGAATGATGTTCAGCGCCAGCTCAGTCAGGTGCAGAACTTCATCGCGCTCGGGGTCGATGCGATCATCGTGAACGCGGTCGACACGGACGGAACCCAGGCGCTCACTCAACTCGCCGAGGATGCGAAGATCCCGCTGGTCTACGTCAACCGCCAGCCGGTAAACGTCGATGAACTGCCGTCCGATCAGGCCTTCGTCGCCTCCGACGAAGTGGAGTCCGGCACGCTGCAGACGAAGGAGGTCTGCCGACTGCTCGGCGGCAAGGGCAAGGTCGCGGTCATTGTCGGGGAGCTCTCAAACCAGGCGGCGCGCCAGCGCACGCAGGACGTTCATGACGTGATCGGTACCGGCGAGTGCAAGGGGATGGAGATCGCCGCCGAACAGAGCGCGAACTGGACCCGGATCGAGGCTTACGACCTGATGACGAACTGGCTCTCCAACGGGCTTCAGGTCGATGCGATCATCGCCAATGGCGACGAATCCGCGATCGGCGCGATCCAGGCGATCCGCGCGGCGGGACAGGATCCGCAACCTCTGGTGATCGCGGGGATCAACGCGACCAAGGAGGCGCTCGTGTCGATGAAGGAGGGAGACCTCGACGTCACGGTATTCCAGGACGCTTTCGGTCAAGGCAATACCGCGATCGATGTGGCGCTAAGGCTGATCGACGGCGAGCCGGTCGAGCAAAAGACTTACGTCCCTTTCGAACTCGTCACGCCCGAGAACATGCGGGAATACGAAACCCGAAATTGAACCCCGGAATGTAAAGACCGAATTCGGCGCCCGGCCTTGGCCGGGCGTTTCGCGTGTCAGGATCGTTGAACCCGGTGTACGTTTTCCGCGGTAAGGGTGATGAACTGGATCGGCGCCGTGTCGGGGGGAATATCCAGCAGCCCGAGGCGATTCATCATCAGGTCAATCGCCCGCCGCGCCTGGGCTTCCGGCGCCTGATCGAGAACCACATGCATGACCCCATCCCGCAGCGCGGCGGCCGTGAACTCGGTCAGTTCGTGGCCGACGTAGAACAGGCCAGGGCGGGGTGCGCGGCGCAGGAGGTCGATCAGCGCGGGGTTCGCCGCGCCGACATTGTAGAGACCCGCCAGACCCGGATCGGCGCGCAAAGCCTGAAACAGCAGCTCGCTCGCGGTTTCCGGATTGTCACGTCCGAAAGCGGTCCACGAGAAGGCGAGATCCGCGCGAGGATGCTCGGCGAAATAATCCGAGAAGCCGCGCATCCGCTCACGGTGGACATGGTAAATCGGATGACAGATCGCCATGACGTTGCCGGGCCGGGTCTGCATCCGCGAAATGAACATCGCCGCCGAGCGGCCGGCCGCGTAGTTGTCGATCCCAACCAGATCGCCAATCGTGTCATGCGCGCGTGTCACGACATGAATGAGCGGGAGTTCCGGCGCGCTCTCAGCGACGGCGGCGCGGATGAGCGGATCATCGGGTACGCCTAGGATCAGCCCCGCTCGGCGATGTTCCCTTGAGGCGATCAAGGCGGCCGTGCCCGCCGGATCATTCTCTTTTGCAAAGGTGCGATGTATCCGAACAATCGGATCGAGTGTCGCACTGATCCGCTCGAATGCGCGGGTGAGCCGGCGGAACAGCGCCGTCTCGGGACGGGCGAAGATGATCTCGATCCGGACGAGACCTCGATGTACCTCGGGCAGGCGCCGCGAATATCCGAGCGCGCGGGCCGCGGTGATCACCCGCTCCGCCATTGCCGGACGTACGCCCCCTCGGCCGTTCAGGACACGTTCGACCGTCGCGGTTCCGACCCCCGCTTTCCGCGCAATATCGGCGAGAGTCGGCTTTCGCACGAGGACATGCTCCGGTGAAACACTTCTTCGGGAAGCTAGTCTGGCGCCAACCGGCCAAGCAAGACGAGACCCGTCCGGATTGGTCCGTTCTCTTGGCGTTGATCGACCCCGACGCCAACGCGGCGCTTGACGAATGGCGACGCCTCGGCGGCCGGCCTGATCCCGCCGCGCCGGCCCCGGCCGCGCCGCCGGCGCCGCCCGCCGCCTCCCCGGGCGAGATCGCCGCCTTCCTTCGCGCCCTCGCCGCGATCTTCGCGTGGCGCTGATCCACCCTTTCCCGCATGGGGGCTTGATGGCCGTTTCCACGCCCTGCGCGCCGCCGGCGCGCCTGACCGCCGGCGATTCCTGGGTATGGGAAATCGCCGATCCCGCCGACTATCCTTCCGCGCAATTCGTCCTCTCCTACGCGCTGGCGCCGCTCTCGGGCGGCGCGGTCGTGACGATCGAGGCCGAGGCGCCAAGCCCGGTCGCGGTCGCCTTCCGCTTCGGCGCGACAGCGACCGCGAGCCTCGCCCCCGGGCGCTGGCGCTGGTCGCTGGTCGCGGCGGATCTCGCGCTCGACCTCCGCGCGACGCTCGCCTCGGGCGTGCTCGAGGTCCTCGCCGATCCGCTGGCCTCGGGCGACACGCGCACGGCGGCGCGGCGCATCCTCGAGGCGATCGACGCGACGATCGCGGGCAAGGTGACGAAAGACGCGCAAAGCTACGCGATCGAGGGCCGGACGATCAGCCGCATTCCGCTTCCCGAGTTGATGGCGGCGCGCACCCGCTACGCCGCGATCGTCCGCCGCGAGGACGGGAGCGGCCCGATCAGCTATCGCCCGATGAGGTTCGCCGATGACGTCTAAGCGCGAATGGTGGCGCCTCGGCCGCGCCGCGCCGAGCCTGGCGCCGATGACCCGGACCCCGCCGGCCCTGACCGCCGAGGCCCCCGAGCCGGTCGCCGCGCCCGCCGCCCGCGCCTTCAAGGCGGCGCGGCCGGGGCGGCTCACCTCCGGTTTCTTCGCCGGGGTCGGGGTTTCGAGCCGGGACGAGACGCGGCGCGACCTGCGCGGGCTGCTGGCGCATGCCCGCTACGCCGCGCAAAATATCGACTACGTGCGATCCTATGAAATGATGGTCCGCCGGCATGTGATCGGCCGGGCCGGGATCGCGCTGCAAATGGACGTTCGCGACCCGGGCGGCGCGAATGACAGGGTTGCGAATGACCGCATTGAGTCCGCCTGGACGCGCTGGGGCCGGCGCGGGAGCGTGACGCCCTGCGGGCGGCTCTCCTGGTGGAATATCGAGAATATCGCCGCGACCATGGTCGCGCGCGAGGGCAACTGCCTGCTCCGCGTCCATCGCGGGCCGGGCTTCGGCCCGTTCGGGTTTCAGGTCGCGCCGATCAGTTTCGACCTGCTCGACCTCGACCATTCCGAGGACCTCCGCGACGGGCGTTTCGTCCGGGGCGGGATCGAATGCGACGGCTTCGGCCGGCCGCTCGCCTATCACCTCTGGACCGCGCACCCGTCCGAGGCGCAGGGGATCGGCCGGCGCCGGCGGGTCCGGGTCGCGGCGGAGGATATCGTTCACGTATGGCGCCCGAACGAGGCCGGGCAGGAATTCGGAGTTCCGCAGTCTCACACGGCGCTCCGGCGGTTCAACATGCTCGCGCGCTACGAGGAATCGGCCCTCGCGGCCGCGCACTATGGCGCGGCGGTCGCGGCCTTCTTCAAGCAGGAGGCGGACGATTCCCCGATCGGCGCGCCGGACGCGGCGGAGATCCCCGACGAGATCACGCCGGGCATGACGGCGATGCTTCCGCCCGGGGTCGATATCGCCAACTGGTCGCCGAATTATCCCGATGGGGAAATGCCCGCGTTCAACAAGGCGATGCTCCGGGGCGGCGCGGCCGGGCTCGGGGTCTCTTACGCGGGCCTCACCTCTGACATGGAAGGCGCCAACTTCTCGTCCTTACGCGACGGGCGCGGCGAGGAACGCGACGAATGGCGGATGTTTCAACGCGACGTGGCCGAGACGCTGCACGCGGAAGTGTTCCGCCGCTGGCTTCCCTTCGGCCTCGCCGCCGCCGGGCTGCCGCTCGTCAAGATCGACAAATTCGACGCGGCGCTCTGGCGGCCGAGGTCCTGGCCGAGCGTCAATCCGAAGGATGACGCGGCGGCGAACGAGGCGGATCTTCGCAACGGGCTCAAGGCGCCGAGCCAGATCGTCGCCGAGCGCGGCGAGGATTTCGAGGGCATGGTCCGCCGGCTCGCCGCCGATATCGCCATGCTCCGCGAGGCCGGGGTCCCGATCCCCGCCGTCCTGACCGGCGCGGCCGGGTCATCGGCCGCGCCCGCTGACCCGGCCGAGCCGATCACGCCGCCCGAAGAATAGGAGACTTCGATTTGGCTGAGATCAGCATCCCCGCCCGGCTCTACCGGGCGGGCGGGATCCTGCGCGCCGATGACCCGGCCGCCCCGGCCAAAGCCGATGGCCCCGGGGCCGCCGATGACCCGGCTGACCTGGCCGGCGCCGATGACCCGGCCGAAAGGCGGCTGCGGCTGTCCTTCTCGTCCGAGCTTCCGGTCGCGCGCGACTTCGGGCTCGAGATCCTCGGGCACGGGGCGGGCGAGGTCGACCTCAGTCGTCTCGCGGCGGGCGTCATGCCGCTGCTGACCGATCACCGGGCCTCGCTCGCGGATCAGGTCGGAACGGTGGAATCCGCCGGGATCGAGGGCGGGCGGGGGATCGCTGTCGTGCGCTTCGGAAAAAGCGCGCGGGCGGCCGAGATCCTCGCCCGGGTTCGCGACGGCGAGATCACCGGCGTTTCCGTGGGCTACCGGATCGACCGCGCGACACGCGCCGGCGAGCGCGACGGGATCCCGGTCTTCCGCGCGACGCGCTGGACCCCGCTCGAAATCTCGCTCGTCGCGATGCCGGCCGACGAGACGGTGGGCATTGGCCGCGCCGCCTCGACTGACACCATCACTCTCACCCTCGAAGGGGACCGCATGACCACCGAGACCATTCCCGCCGCCGCCGAGACCGTCGCGACCCGCGCCGCCGAGGCAACGGCGCCCGATCAGGTCGGCCCGGAGCGCGCGCGCATCCGCGATATCTCCGCGCTCGGCCGCCGGTTCAAGCTGCCCGAGGCCGAGGTCGAGCGCGCGATCGACGCCGGAACGCCGGTCGCCGAGTTCCAGCGCAAGGTTCTGGACCATCTCGGCTCGGGCGATCAGACCGCGATCCGCGACACCGCCGCCAAGGTCGGGCTGACCGAGCGCGAGGCGCGGCGCTATTCGCTGGTGAATGCGATCAACTATCTCGCGGCGCCGACCGACGCGCGGGCGCGCGCGGCGGCGGCCTTCGAGATCGAGGTCTCGGAAGCGGCGGCCGAGCGGTCGCGCACCACGCCCAAGGGCCTGCTGGTCCCGGCGGACGTCCTGAGCCGGGCCGACTTCGCCGCCGGCAAGCGCGCGGCGGACCTGACCGCCGGCACCGCGAGCGCGGGCGGCGCCACCGTCGCGACCGAGCTGCTCACGGGCTCGTTCATCGACCTGCTGCGGCGGAAGTCGGCGATCATGCGCGCCAATCCGACCGTGCTCGGCGGGCTCTCGGGGAACGTCGCGATCCCGCGCCAGACCGGCGGCGCCACCGCCTATTGGGTCGGCGAGGACACCGCGCCGCCGCAGTCGGGCGCGGCCTTCGATCAGGTCACGATGACCCCGAAAACGGTCGGCGCGATCTCCGAGATCTCGCGCAAGCTGCTCCTGCAGTCGAGCGTCGACGTCGAGGCGATGGTCCGCCGCGACCTGGTGACGGGCGTGGCGCTCGAGGTCGACGGCGTGGCCATGAACGGCTCGACCGATACCGACGCGCCGAGCGGGCTCAAGGACTACGCCGCGAATATCAACGCGGTGGACTTCGCCGCCGCCGGCGCGCCGACCTGGGCGGAGCTGGTCGCGATGGAAACCGCCATCGCGGCCGACGACGCGGACGTCGAGTCGATGGCCTATATCTTCAACGCGGGCCTGCGCGGCTACCTCAAGCAGACCCCGAAGGTCGCAGGCCACCCGATCTTCCTCATGGGCGACGACAAGCTGGTGAACGGCTACGGCTCGATCGTCTCCAATCAGGCGGAGGCGGGCGACCTCTGGCTCGGCAACTGGGCCGATTTCGTGATCGGCATGTGGTCGGGCCTCGACCTGACGGTCGACCCCTACACGGCGGCGGCGACCGGCGCGGTCCGCGTGATCGCGCATCAGGACGTCGATTTCGCGATCCGGCATCCGGAGTCGTTCTGCTACGGCCGCGCGATCGCGTAAGGCCCGCCCGCGAGGCAATCCGGCTCGCCCTTCGGGGCGGGCCTCCCCCTTCCATGCTCCGGAGGGCTCGCCCCCATGCTCTCGAATTTCTCGACCGTCCGGCGCGAGATCGCCGCCGTCCTGGTCGGAATCCTCGGCCTCGCCGCGCATTTCGTCCCCGGGCTCGCGGCGCTCGATCCGCTCTGGATCGACACCGCCGCCGGCGCGCTCGCCCTTGTCGCGCTCGCCCTTGTCGAAAACCGGATCGACGGCCTGCCGCTGCGCGACCTCGCCCGGATCGCCGCCGATCACCTGATAAGGGACGACAACGTGCTCGAGGCGATCCGCGCCGCCCGCGTCCTTCGCAGCGATCCACCCGATCCCGATCCCGCCGCCGGGCCTGTCCCCTACGCCCCCGGGCCACGGCAGGCGGTCGCGACCTATCCGCCGCTCTGGTCGGGCGCGCCGCCGGCCGACCGGCGGATCGGCGCCGCGCCCGCGACCCGGGGCGGCTGAGATGGCCGCGATCGAGGGCGAGGACGAGTTCGACGTCTTTTTCGATCCCGAGGACTTCGGCGAGGTCGGGACCTACGCGCACGATGGCGCGGCGGTCGCGCTCGCCGGGATCTTCTCCGCCGCGCAGGCGGAGACCGCGCCGCTCGGCGACTGGCCGGGCGTCTCGACCGTCGCCCCGCGCTTCACCTGTCGCGCCGCCGCGCTGCCCGAGGGCGCCGCCGCCGGCGATACGCTGACCCTTGGCGGGGTCGCCTGGACCGTCCGCGACATCGAGCCGGACGGAACCGGGCTCGCCCGCCTGATCGTTGAGAGGACCTGATCCCTATGGCTTTCCATACCGGCAAGAATGGCGCGGTGAAGATCGGCGCCGGGACCTCCGCCGCCGTCGCGGCCGTGCAATCCTGGTCCCTCGACGAGCAGGCCGAGACCGTCAAGGGCTGGGGGATGGGCGACGCCTTCACCACCTCGGAAACGCTCATGCGCTCCTGGTCGGGGAGCGTCGAATGCTACCTCGACCCCGAGGACGCGGCGCAGACCTCGCTCGCGGTCGGCGCGACCGTCGCCCTCGCGCTCTATCCGCACGCGACCGCGAGCGGGGCGACGTACTACTCGGGCAACGCGGTCATCACCGGCCGGCCGATCTCCGCCTCGAAAGGCGATTTCGTCTCGATCACCTTCAATTTCGAGGGCCAGGGGGCGCTCACGACCGATACGGTCGCCTGAGCTCTGCCTCCCATCTCCCGCGAGCCGCGTCAGCGATCCCGCTGAACGCCGCCGTGCGCGCGGAGCTAATGAGCCTGTTCGAGGCCAAGGCGGTCGTGCACCTCCTGACGATACATGCTCGGAGAAATGTAGTGCGAATAATGCGTTATGCGCAGAAGCCTATATTCATTGGCAAATCCGCTCCTCAATAGATCATACGTCAAGCCGCCCATCGCTATGATGTTTGGCTTTTCTTCGCAAAGAATGTCGATTTCCTCTTGGAAATTTTCGAATTGTTCTTTTAGAGTCTGAGGATTATTTCGAACATGTTCCCGCACCTTCGCGCTGCTCATCTCTGGAAAATTCTTGAGGATGTCCGTCATATAGGCTCCCCAGAGCGGAGTACCTCGAAAGGCATGGCGCATCTTATAGTCTTGAGACCTTTTTGAATCGCTATGGAAATTTGAGAATGAGCCTCGATTTATTTCTCCAGATACGTTTAATCCGACCAGAAAATACCTAGAATGTATTATTTCTCGATGGTCAGGATGCTTCTGGAAGTCGAATACCGAAATATCCTCGATGCCACTCTTGGCGGTACCATCCGGGTCCGCCCAAATCGCCCAACTTGAACACCATCCGAAGCGGTCTTCTATACTGCGCAGAGCTTCGTCGGTGATGTTCATGGTCTAATCCGTCCGGTGCGAACTATCGATAACCGGATCCACATATCACGGCCCACTGTTCTCGGCGACGAAAACATCCGACCGCCCCGATCTCGGAATCGGGGAGAGTGGCCCGCAGATCTGTGCGCGGCCAAGCCGATCACCGCGCGAGAATTTCCCCCTCACACCCCCGGAGACCCCATGTCCGACATTCTCACCCATGCCCGCGCGCACTATGGCCGCATGCGCGATCAGACGATCGAGATCCCCGAATGGTCCGCCGAGGACGGCGCGCCGCTCGTGGTGCATTTCTCGCCGCTCACGCTCCGCCAGCGTCAGAAACTCAACGCCCGCGCCGGGACCGACAATCCGGGGCGGCTGATGGCGCTGGCCGTGATCCTGTTCGCGCGCGACGCCGAGGGGAAACCGCTGTTGGAGGATACCGCCCCGACGCTCGCCGCGCTCGAGGGCGAGGTCGCGCCGGTCGTGATCGCGCGGATCGCCGGCGCCATGCTCGGCACGACCGAGGCGGACGAGCTGGGAAACTGATCGCGGGGGACGAGGAAACCCGCAACCTCTACGCCCTCGCCCTCGCGCTTCACAAATCGCTCGGCGAGATCCTCGACCTGCCCGCCGAGGAAATACGCGGCTGGATGGCCTACCTATCGCGGAAGGAATGACCCCGCATGCGCGACCTGTTCTTTCGGATCAAGGCGAATGACGAAACCGCCGCCGCCTTCGCCAAGGTCCGGGGCAACGTGAAGGGACTCGACGGCGCATTCGCCGGGCTCGGCGCGCGGATCGACCGCTCGACGCGGAAGCTTAAAGCCCTCGCCGCGGCGACCGGCGCCGGGCTCGGGCTCGGGATGACCTTCCGCGACTCGCTTCAACTCTGGGATACGCAGATTCAGGCCCAAACCAAGGTCGAGACCGCGATCCGCTCGACCGGCGGCGCGGCGGGCTACACCGCCGAGCAGCTTTTCCGGATGGCGAGCGGGCTGCAGAACGCGACGCGCTTCGGCGACGAGGCGATTTTGGGCGACGTGACGGCGCAGCTTCTGACCTTCACGAACATTTCGGGCGAGGTCTTCGCGCGGTCGCAAAAGGCCGTGCTCGACATGTCCACCCTGCTCGGCTCCGACCTCAAGGGCTCGGCGATCATGGTGGGCAAAGCGCTCAATGATCCGATCGCGGGCGTCTCGGCGCTCGGCGAGGCGGGGATTCAGTTCTCCGCCGATCAGAAAGAGGTTATCAAGCAGCTTGTCGCGACGGGCCGGATCGCGACCGCGCAAGGCATGATCCTGGCCAAGCTCGAAAAGCAGTTCGGCGGGCAGGCGGAGGCGGCGGCGCGCTCGGGCCTCGGCTTCCTCGATCAGTTCCGCAACGCCTGGGGCGACCTGAAAGAGATCGTCGGCGGGAATCTGGTCGACCTCGCGCGGCCGCTGGTCGGGGCGCTGCAAGGGATCGTCAACGCCTTCGCCGGGCTCCCCGCGCCGGTTCAACGCTTCACCGTGCTGCTTGGCCTGCTGGCGGTCGCGGCCGGGCCGGTCGTGGCCGGGATCGGGCTGCTTGTGGCGGGGGTCGCGGCGATCGGCGCGCCGGCCGCGATCGCGATCGGCGCGGTCGCCGCGCTCGGCGCCGGGGTCCTGGTCCTCTGGGATCAGATCAGGCCCGGGATCGACTGGCTCGCCGCGACCGTGCAAGGGCTCTCGGGCCTCGAGCTGGCATTCGCCCCGGTCGCGGTCGCGGCGCACGCCCTTACCGACGCCTTCGCGGCGGTCTTCCCCGAGGCGGCGGCCCTGGTCGAAAAGACGGTCGCGGAAATCGTCGGATGGCTGACCGGCAGACTCGGCGCCGCCTTCGATTGGGTGACGGCGAAGGTCGGCGCGGTCGGAGATGCCTTCTTCGACCTCTACGATCGAGTCGTCGGGCATTCCTACATCCCCGACATGGTCGACGGGATCGCCGATCACATGGCGCGCCTCAAGGGCGAGATGGTCGATCCCGTGACCGCGGCGACCGAAACCGCCGGGGCGCGGTTCGAGGATCTCGCCTCGGGCGTCGGCTCGGCGCTCGGGAGCATGATCCGCGACGGGGATTTCAGCTTCCGGGGCTTTACCTCGCGCATGGTCGACCTCGCGGGCCAGATGGCCGATTCCATCGTCTCCGATTCCTTCGCCCGCGTCGCCGAGGCCGCGAAGGCGCTCGGGTCATCGAGCGGCTCGCCCGGGTCATCGGGGGGCGGGCTCCTGTCGGGGCTCGGCTCCTTCGTCTCGGGGCTATTCGGGGGCGGGTCCTCCGCCGCGATCCCGGGCTTCGCCTCGGGCGGATCTTTCGAGGTCGGCGGGCGCGGCGGGGTCGATCGGAACGTCGCTGTCATGCGCGTCTCGCGCGGCGAACGGGTCTCGATCGACCGGCGCGGCGACACGCGCTCGGGCGCGATCACCAACGTCTATATCCAGACGCCCAATCCTGCCGCCTTCGACCGCTCGAGGGGGCAGGTCGCCGCGACGATCTCCCGCGCGGTCGCGCGCGGTTCGCGCAATCTCTGACCGGGGCGACCAAATGGCCTTCTTCGACCTCTCCTTTCCGCGCGACGTCGCGGCGGGCGTCTCGGGCGGACCCGAGCGGCGGGTGAATATCGCGTCGCTCGGCTCGGGCTACGAGGAACGCAACGCGCGGTGGAAGCATTCGCGCCGCTCCTGGCAGGCCGGGCTCGGGATCAGGACGGCCGACGATCTCGCGGCCGTGCTCGCGCTCTTCGAGGAAATGGGCGGGCCGCTCCATTCCTTCCGCTTCCGCGACTGGTCCGACTTCAAGAGCTGCGCGCCCTCGGCGACGCCGGCCGCGACCGATCAGCTGCTCGGCACCGGCGACGGCGCGGCCGTCGCCTTCCCGCTTCGCAAGCGATACGGGAGCCTCTCGCCCTACTGGCGCGACATCACCAAGCCGGTTCCGGGCACTGTGACGGTGGCGCTGGACGGCGCCATGACCGGCGCCGGCTGGGCGGTCGACAACCTGACCGGGGTTGTCACCTTCGCCACGCCCCCCGGCCCGGGCGTCGCGGTCCGCGCCGGGTTCGAGTTCGACGTCCCGGCGCGCTTCGCGGCCGACGCGCTCGCAATCGACATGGCCTTTTTCGCGGGCGACCGCGGGATCGGCTCGATCCCCGAGGTCCCCTTGATCGAGGTCCGCGAATGAGCGCAGCCGAGTACCAGGCGCATCTTGCCACCGGCTCCACCACGCGGGCGCTCTGCTGGCGGCTCGAGCGGGCGGACGGGACCGTCTTCGGCTTCACCGATCACGACGAGCCCTTGAGCTTCGGCGGGCTGACCTACGAGGCGCGGGCCGCGCTCGCCGGGTCCGAGGTCTCGGCGAGCCTCGGGCTCGCGGTGGACGATCAGGACGTCGCCGGCGCGCTCGCCTCCGACAGGATCACGCCGCGCGACCTGATCCGGGGCCTTTATGACGGGGCTCGGGTGCTCGTCTATGACGTCAATTGGCGGGACGTCGCGGCGCGGCGGCTCATTGGCGACTTCACGATCGGCGAGGTCGAGCGCGGCGAGGTCGAATTCCGCGCCGAATTGCGCTCGGCCGTGGCACGGCTCGCCGCGAAGGCGGGCGGGCGGTTCGCCCCCGAATGCTCGGCCCGGCTCGGCGACGCGCGCTGCAAGGTCGCGCTCGGGCTTCCCGCGGTCACTGGCGCGGGCGCCGTCACGGCGCTGACCGGCGACGGCTTCCGCGTCTCGGGGCTCGGCGCCTTCGCCGGCGGCTGGTTCGCGCGCGGGGTTCTCACCTGGACCTCGGGCGCCAATGCCAGCGCGGTTTCCGAGGTTCGTGCTTTCACCCTCGCCGGCGGCCGCGCGCTCTCGCTCTGGCGCGATCCGCCGGCGCCGGTCGCGGTCGGGGACGGCTTCACCGTCTCGGCCGGCTGCGACAAGTCCTTTGGGACCTGCCGCGCGAAATTCGGCAACGGCGACAATTTCCGGGGCTTCCCGCATATGCCGGGCGAGGGCTTCGCGGCGGAATACGCGGTCGCGGGGCATGCGGGGCTGGATGGAGGTCCGAGGCATGGCTTAGCAGGTTAGGGCTGACACGCGAATAACGCTACAATTGCCACGAACGCCCTCATGTCGCCAGATAGGGATGCCGCACAACCCCAAATCAACTATGAGCCGGCGGCCATGAGGTAACGAACGTGCAAACAAGTTCCGACGAAAAATATTCGCCAATGCAGCTAGGAAAGCTAAAAATATTCAATAGTTTTAAAAGTGAATACGCGACGTACGGCTTTGCAATTTCTCAATTTACTGGTATAGAACAAGGTTTACTTTTTTTATTTAACCACCTTGACGATAGAGATGCACAGCAATCTATTACTGCATACTGGCAAATTGGATCCGTTCGCGCTCGATTTGATTGGATTGACAGCCGGATGCGAATTCGGGAGTCAGGAGATGAGCTCGCATCGTCGTGGGCATCAATTCGCGACAGATTGATTGATGCGATTGAGACCAGAAACCACCTAGCACACGGAGAATTTACACCCATCTCAATTTCTCCTGACAAGGCAATTATAGGATATTGGTCTCGCTTGGCAAAAACCGCTTCCACCGGAAAGCTAACATTCAACGCTGAAACCCAGATGATAGATGGCGGAATATTTTTTTCGCCTAAACAACTCATTGCGCAAGGACTTGAGTTCATCAATGTATGGGAAGCACTGTGGGGCATGCACACCCTTGCGAGTGCCTCGAGCGACAGGCGGGTTCGCGAACCATAGCGGGCTCTTGTAATCTGCCTCACGGCAAAGCTTCCAGGATGCCTTCATGGTCGGCAAACGCAACGACGTCGTTCAAGCGTCCCGCCGCTGGCTCGGCACGCCCTACGCCCCCGGCGCCGCCCTTCGCGGGATCGGCTGCGACTGCGTCGGCCTCGCCCGGGGCGTCTGGTCCGAGCTGACCGGCCGGCCGCCGCCGCCGGCACCGCCCTGGTCGCCGGACTGGCCGACCTCCTGGCCGCGCGCGCTGATCGCGCTCGGCGAGGCGCACATGATCCCGCGCCGCCCGGCCGAGGCCGGCCCCGGCGATCTCGTCGCGATCCGCCGGCTCGGCGGGCGCGAGGCGCACGCGGGCATTCTGACCGAGAACGGCCGCTTCATCCACGCGACCGAGCGCTTCGGCGTGGTCGAGGTGCCGCTGGCTGGCTGGGCCGGGCGGATCGCCTGGGCCGCGTCCTTCCCCATTTCCCCTCCGTAGGAGTCTCCCGACATGGCCACGCTCGCCCTCACCGCCGCCGCATCCTCGCTGACGGCGGGGATCGGCGGGTTCGGCGGCGCGCTCCTCGGCGCCGCCGCCGTCGCTGGCGCGCAGGTCGCCGGCGGGTTGATCGACGGCGCGCTCTTTGGCGGGACGAGCACGACGCGGCGCGAGGGCGCGCGGCTCGGCGATCTCGACGTCATGTCCTCGACCGAGGGGGCGGGGATCCCCTGGGTCCTCGGCCGCGCCCGGGTCGCCGGCTCCGTGATCTGGGCGACGCGGATCCGGGAGGTCGCGCGGACCGAGGCGGAGACCTACCGCACCGGCAAGACCGCGTCGCAGCGGGTCGAGACGACCGATTACAGCTATTCGGTTTCCTTCGCGCTCGCGGTCGCGGAGACGCGCGGCGCGCCGGTCCGGCATTTCGGGCGGGTCTGGGCCGATAACCGGCTGCTCGACGTCTCGGGGCTCGAGGTCCGGTTCTATCACGGCACCGAGGATCAGGACCCCGATCCGCTGATCACGGCGGTCGCGGGCGCGGCGCCCGCCTATCGCGGGATCGCCTATGTCGTGTTCGAGGATCTCCCCCTCGCGGACTACGGCAACCGCATCCCTCAAATGGCGGTCGAGGTCTTCGGGGCGACGGGCGAGGCCGAGGATCTGATCCGGGGCGTCGACCTGATCCCGGGATCGACGGAATGGGGCTACATGCCAACGCCGGTCAAGCGGGTCGCCTATGACTCGCAAGGCGAGATCATTTCGGAGCTGGCGGAGAATTCGCACCGGCTCGAGGACGTCGCGGACTGGTCGATCTCGCTCGACACGCTGCGAGGCACGCTCCCCAATGTCGGGACCGTCGCGCTTGTCGTGAGCTGGTTCGGCGACGACCTCCGCGCCGGGCGTTGCACCATCGCGCCCCGGGTCGAATTCCGCGACAAGGAAACGCTGCCCGCCTGGTCCGCCGGCGGGCTCGACCGCGCGGCGGCCCGGCTCGTCTCCCTCAAGGAGGGCCGGCCGGTCTATGGCTCGACGCCGGCCGATATCTCCGTTGTCGAGGCGATCCGCGACCTCCGCGCGCGCGGGCTCCGCGTGGTGCTCTATCCGTTCATCATGATGGATATCCCGGCGGGCTCCCTCCCCGATCCGTCCGGCTCGGGGACGCAACCGGAAAACCCGTGGCGCGGGCGCATCCGGGCGACCGCCGGGGCCAGCGTCGCGGCCGAGGTCGCGGCCTTCCTCGGCGCGGCGGCGGCTTCCGACTTCGGGATCTCGGGCGACGCGGTTTCCTATTCCGGCCCGGCCGAATGGTCCTATCGCCGCTTCGTGCTCCACCTCGCGCACCTCGCCAAAGCGGCGGGCGGCGTCGACGCCTTCCTGATCGGCTCGGAAACCGTCGGGCTCACGCAATCGACCGAAAGCGGCTCGGGCGTCTATCCCTTCGTGACCGGGCTTGTCGATCTCGCGGGCGAGGTCGCGGGCGTGCTCCCCTCCGCGCTGATCTCCTACGCGGCCGACTGGTCGGAATATCACTCGCACCGGCCGGGCGACGGCTCGGGAGACGTGTTCTTCAACCTCGATCCGCTCTGGTCCTCGCCTCATGTCGATTTCGTCGCGATCGACAACTATCTGCCCATGGCGGACTGGCGCCCGGGGGTCGATCATCTCGATTACGACCCGGCGGCGGGCCGCGTCTCGATCTACGACCTCGAGTATCTCAAGGCGAACGTCGAGGGCGGCGAGTTCTTCGATTGGTATTATGCCAGCGACGCGGATCGCGCGGCGCAGGTCCGGACCCCGATCGCGGACGGGGCGCACGGCGAGGACTGGATTTTCCGGCAAAAGGCGATCCGCGACTGGTTCGGCAACGCGCACCGTAACCGCCCGGGCGGGGTCCGCTCCGCCTCGGCGACCGGCTGGACCCCGAACGCGAAACCGCTCTGGTTCACCGAATGCGGCTGCCCGGCGGTCGATCACGGCGCCAATCAGCCGAACATATTCGCGGCGATCAATACCTCGGAAAGCGGCTTGCCGCGGTTCTCGGGCGGGGTCCGCGACGACTTCATGCCGCGCCAGTATCTGCGCGCGCTCATTGAATGGTGGCGCGACAACGGCGCGGCGATCCTCGATCCCGCGAACGTGCTGGTCTGGGCCTGGGACGCGCGGCCCTGGCCGGAATTCCCGAATTTCGCCTCGGAATGGGCCGACGCCTCGGCCTGGCGGCGCGGGCACTGGCTCAACGGCCGCGCCGGGGCGATCCCGGCCGCCGACGCGATCAAGGCCCGGCTCGCCACCTTCCACGACTGGCCGGCCGAGGCGCTCGACCTCGCGCGCTGTCACGGGCAGGCGGACGGCTACGCGGTCGCCGGCCCGCTCGCCTTCCGCGACTGGTCGCAACCGTGGGAAATCGCGCTCCGCCTCGACGCGAGCCTCGAGGGCGGAACGCTCGCCTTCGCGAGCCGCGCCGCCGCGCTCCCGGCCGGGGCGCTCACGCCCGACGCGCTGATCGACGCCGAGGGCTCGCGCTTCACGCTCACCCGCTCCGCGCTCGAGGACGCGACCCGCGCGGTCGTGCTCTCCTACGTCGACGGGCTCCGGAACTACGAGACCGGGGCGGCGCTGGCGGCGATCGAGGCGGGGGTCGAGGACGGCACGGCCGAGGCGAGCCTGCCGCTTGTGCTCGACGCGGATCGCGGCCGCGCGGTCGCCGAGACGATCCTGCGGACCTCGGCGGCGGCGCGCGAGCGGATCGCCTTCGCGCTCCCGCCCTCGGCCGACGCGATCCGGCCGGGGATGCTCGTCTCGCTCGACCTTCCCGAGATCGGGCCGACCGTCTTTCTTGTCGAAAAGGTCGCGCGCGGCGAGACGCTGGCGATCGAGGCGACGATCTACGACCGCGCCGCCTTCGCCCCGTCCGAGGGCACCATGCGCGGCGCGCCGGCCTGGGTGACGCCGGCCGCCTCGCGCGTGCTGCTCGCCTTCCTCGATCTGCCGATCCTCCCGGGGGTCGCGGCCGAGCCGCACGCGGGATTGATCGCCGCGCACGCGCAACCCTGGCCGGGCGGGGTCGACCTCTATCGCTCGGCCGAGGCGGGCTCGGGCTACGCGCTCAATCTCCGCGAGGGCTTGCGCGCGACGATCGGCGAGACCGTCTCGGCGCTCGCGCCCGGGCGGCTCTGGTCCTGGTCGGGCGAGACGGTCGACGTCCGGATCTTCTCCGGCTCGCTCGTCACGCGGACCGAGGCGGCGGTCCTCGACGGGGCGAACATGCTCGCGATCGAGCATGCGCCCGGGGTCTGGGAGGTCGTGCAGTTCGCCCGCGCCGAGCTGGTCGGCGATCAGACCTGGCGGCTCTCGCGGCTCCTGCGCGGCCAGCGCGGGACGGAAGGCGCGCGGGGCTCGGCGCCGCTTCCCGCCGGCGCGCGGGTCGTGGTCCTCGATCTTGCGGTCGCCCCCGTGGCGATGACGGCGGCGGATGTGGGGCGGTCGTGGTCGTGGCGCTACGGGCCGGCCGGGCGCGATCCCGAGGGCGCGGGCTTCCGGACCCGGGCGCATGCCTTCGCGGGGATCGGGCTTCGGCCCTTCGCGCCGGTTCACCTGACCGCGCGGCTCGGCGCCTCGGGCGATCTCGCGATCGGCTGGACGCGGCGAACGCGGACCTTCGGCGACGCCTGGCCGGATGAGGGCGACGTCCCGCTCGGCGAGGTCGCCTCGGAATGGCGGATCGAGATCCGCGACGGGGGCGGGCTCAAACGCAGCTGGACCGTGACCGGGGCGACGGCCGCGACCTACACGGCCGCCATGATGGCCGCCGATGGGGTCGCGGCGCCGTTCCTGATCCGGGTCGCCCAAGTCTCCAACACCTTCGGCCGGGGCACCCCGGGCGAAATCACCTTCAACGGATAAGGGCTCGACGCCATGGCAACCGAGCGTTTCGGCTTCCCCTACATCGCGGCCGATCAGGCACAAAAGCACGTCACCCATAACGCCGCGCTCGACGTGATCGACGCGACGCTGGGCGGGCTCGTCGCCTCCGCGAGCGTGACCGTCGCCCCGACCGCGCCGGCCGAGGGCGAGGCTTACATCCTCCCCGCCGGGGCCTCGGGCTTCGGCGACGCGGCGCCGGGCGACGTCGCGATCTGGTCCGGCGGCGCCTGGACCGTCTCGCCGCCCTTCTTCGGCCGCCGCGCGCTCGCGCTCGATACCGGCCGCCGCCATGTCTACGCCGGGTCCTTCGGCTGGCGCGAGGGCGACGCGGCCGGGCTTCTCTCGGGCGCGACGCTCGGGCTCGCGATCCGCGAGGCGACCTTGACGCTCACCGGCGCGAGCGTGACCGCCGCCGGGCTGATCCCGGCGCGGGCGATCGTGCTCGGGGTCGCCTCGAAAACGACCGCCGCGATCACCGGCGCCAGTTCCTACAATGTCGGGGATTCGGGCGACCCCTCGCGCTATGGCGGGAGCCTCGGGATCGGGCTCGGCTCGAGCAATATCGGGGTTGTCGGCCCGTTCGCGACCTATGCCGCGACCGATGTAACCGTCGCGGGCAACGGCTCCGACTTCACCGGGGGACAAGTCCGGCTCGCGGCCTTGCTGCTGCTCCCGGGCATGGCTAGCTGAGGGTGCGCGCATGTCTGTCCGTAGCCAGATCTTCGGCGCCGTCCGCTCGCGGCTCGCGCTCAATCTGACCGGCGCGCTCGATCTCACCGGCTCGCCCTTCCCCGCCCCCTCCGCCCGGCTTCCCGCCTATGCGATCAGGATCGCCGAGCAATCGGCGGAGCCGGCCGACATGGGTTCAAACTGGCTGATCGTCCGCGACCGGCTCACGCTCCACGGCTGGGCCGAAGGCGATCAGTCGCTCGCCCCCGCGATGCTCTCCTTCGCGGGTGAGCTGCGCGACCTCATGCTCGCGGCGCCGGTCGACCTCGGCGGCCTCGCCGAATCGATCACGCCCGCCGGGCTCGACGTCGCGCAGCACGCGGGCGAGCGGCGCGTCCTCGGCTGCGAGGTCGCGTTCGATCTCCTGTATCTCGAGGCGCCGCCGGCCGCCCCGATCGCTGGCGACGCCGGCGCCTTCTCCGCCGGCTTCTCGCTCGGCTTCCTCTCCTGATCCTGAAAGGTCTCCCGCCATGCCCAGGACGCGCGCGGAGATCGCGGCGCTTGTCGCCTCGAATCTCCCCGACAATACCTCGCGCTTCATCGAGCCGGGCCATATCCGGGCGCTTGTGACCGCGCTGCTCGACGCGGCCGCGATCACCACTGAGGCCCCCTGGTCGGGCGCGATTTCCTCGGCGATCGCCGCCGCCGCCTCGGCCTATGCCACCGCCGCGCAAGGCACCCTCGCCGCCTCGGCCGTGCAGCCGGCCGCCATGTCGAGCGCGATCGACGCCGCGATCGCCACGGCGGTCAACGGGATCCGGCCGCTCGCGGGCGTCCGGCAGGTCGCGGCGACCGCCTGGACCGTCGCGCCCGGGGATCTCGAATATCTGATCGAATGCGTGGCCGCCGGCGCCGTGACCGTGACGCTCCCCGCCGACGCGGCCGCCCCCGTCCCGGTCGGGGCGTCGGTTCATGTCTGCGGCGCCGGCGCCGGCGGGCTCACCTTCGCCGCCGGCGCCGGCGCGACGCTCGCGCGGCCCGCCGCCGCCGCGCTCGCGCTCGCCGGGCCGGGAAGCGTCGCGACCGCGATCAAGGTCGCGGCCGACAGCTGGCGCCTGATCGGCGACCTCGGGGCGGCGGCGTGATCCCGGGCGTGATCGCGGCCGCGTTCCGCCCCGCTCCCCCCGTCTCGGGCCTCTCGATCTGGGCCGAGGTCCTCGCCGATCGCTGGGGCTGCGCGATCCTTCCCGGAACCGGGCACACGGTCTGTTACGTCGAGCGGACCGGCGCCTCGGCCGCGACCGTCGCCGGCGACGGCGATCCGGTCGGCACGATTCACGACCTGATCACCGGGCGCCGGATCGTGATCGGCGCCGACGACGCGCGCCCGCTCTACCGCGCCGCCGGCGGGGTCGCCTGGCTCGAATGCCGGCCGGACGCCGCGCCGGCCTGGTCGCATGTGGTCTGCCCGACCGAGGTGTTCACCGGCGCGACCGTCTACGGGCTCGCGGCCGCGCGGCCGGCGAATTACGGGCGCCTCGTGAGTGTCGGGATTCAGGACCCGTGGACGGCCGATTGGGATTCCTTCGCCCGCGCCGAGCTGATCGGGAATTCCGAAAGCGGGGTCGGGCTCTACCGCAACGCGATCGCGCTGCGGGCGCCGGGCGTCGCGCTCGGCTCCGACCTGGTCGCCGAGACGCTCGCCGGCCCGACCTCGGCAGAGGTCTCGATCGACGGCGGCGCGCCGCTCGCGACCTCCTACGCGGACGCCGGCGCCTTCGCCCTCTCGGAAATCGGCTTCATGACCGCCGCCGGCTCGGATCGGGAATGGACGGCCGGCCGGCTCTACGCGGCGCTCGTGGTCGGCGCCGCGCCGAGCGCGAGCCAGCGCGCGGCGCTGATCGCCGCCGCCAGGGAGCGCGCGGGGCTCTGAGCCCGCCGCGCCGCCCGCGTCCCGCGCGAATGGCGCGGGGCGCTTCCGCTCCTTCGAACGAGGTCCGCCATGTTCTTCCGCAATGCGCCGCTCGGGCGGATCGACTCGAACCTGATCGCCACGCTCGCGGGCGTGACCGCGGTCGATCGCACCGTCCGTCTCGTCGCGCAGGTCGCCGATCCCGGCTCGCTCGCGCTCGCCGCGCGGCGCTTCGTCGAGGTCGAGGTGCTCCGCTTCGCCTTCGACGGCGGCGAGGTATTCGTGACGGTGACCGATCTGATCGCGCTCGGGACGGCGGGGATCGTGCTGGTCCGGTTCGGAGCGTGGCTGCTGGCGCCGTTGGCGGGGCTGTTGCGTCGATAAAACCGGGCTTTCCAACTCCTACTTCGCGATTAGCCCGGGTAACACGGTCGGAACGTCCTGCATCAGAACCAGCGCGCATTCGACGGTCTCGCCGGTCATCTCGATTGCCAACTGTCCGGCCGGAACGGCCTGATCCCAGGCGAAGCTTTCGGTCAGAAAATTTAGCACGTCGCGCTTGTAGTCGGTATCAGGGTTGCGCAGGTGATCGCCCTTCGTCTCGAGTACGACGATCCGACCGGCGCCGGCGGTTCCCCCCGTGGCGAAGATGAAGTCAGGGTAGATGCGGCCCCGCTTCCAGCCTTGCAGGCCGTAGTTCGCCTTTGCGACGTTGCGGTGCCACCACTTGACCGCCCCCTCGCCGTCGAGATGAACGGCGACGTTTTGTTCCTCCCCGTTCAGCTCGTTTCGAAAAACCGGCGAGAACAGGCTGCGGACCAAGGCGCCGCCATCGGCGCCGGTGAGGTGGGGAGAGCGTGGCCCCTCGGTCGTTGTGATGGTGTCGGGCATCCGCCAGTTGTCGCCGTCCAGGCGCAGCCGGAACTGGATGCGACCCGCTGCCACTTCGGCGCGGAAAAGGGCCTCGGCCCGGGCGTCCTGCTCGTCCGCCAGGGCGAGGCGCAGGGCGTCGATGATCACACCGGATGCGCGGCCAAGCTTCTCCCGATCGAAGCCGCGCGCCTTGAGCGCCGCGAGTAGCTCCCCGATAATCCCGCGCGCAACGAACGGGTTCGGCACCAAATCGGAGATCACGCGCACGGCGTAGGACGCATCGAAGCGCAGCGTTTCCGCCGCCGCCGCCAGCGCCTCGCCCTTAAAGAATTCATCCTCCCCGGCATCCGTCAGAGTGATGCGCTGCAGCTGGGCCGCCGCTTCCCTCGGGTTTTCTGGGATCGCGGCGGCGACCTTAGAGGGCGAGTAGTCCCGCCAGTCGATGCCCGCGAGAATGTCCGTTTCGTAGTCCAATTCGCGGTGCCGCTCGCCATCCTCCCGAAGCACCTTCGGCAGGTAGATTCGCAGGCTCCGGAGTTCCGGTCGCCGTTCCACCTTGCGCGCGGTGCCCGGATCCGGCGCCCCGCCGCCCTCCGGCACCTCGATCACCAGATCGGCGAGGCCGTCCTTCTCCAGTCCTCTCTTGATCGCCTCCACGACGTCCCGCGTGCCCGCGTGATGGGTGACCACGTAGCACTCGTCCAGAGCGGGAACGCCGGTCTTCATCGCATAGGGCTGGCGCAGGATGCGGCCCACGAGCTGCGTCATCGCGGAGAGGTTCGACGCCGCCGCGAGCGAGCAGAGCACATAGGCGAAGGGGCAATCCCAGCCCTCCTGCAGCGCGGCTTTCGTCACGATCACGCGCACCCGATTCGTGGGCGCGAGCAGGTCGAGGTTCTCAGGCTGGTTCAGGTCATTCTGTTCGGCTGTCTTGATCGCGACCTCGGCCTCGTCCAGCCCGGATCGCAGCAGCCATTCCTTCACGTCTTCCGCGTGGATGTGCGCGCCGTCGCGCTGCTCCTTCCCGGTCCGCTCGACCTGCACGAGCATGATCGGCCGGATATAGCCCAGCTCGCCCTTATCCGCCCCGTATGCCGTCGCCTCGGCCTGTAAAGCGTTCAGCCGGCGCAACGCCGCCGTCAGCGTAGCGCGCCAATCCACGCCCTGCCGGGGGTCGAGGTTCAGCGGCATCTTGATCATATCTTCGGCGTGCAACTCGCGGCCCGTCACCTCGACCAGCAGGTTCGCATAGCGGGCGGGGCGCGGATTGGGCGGGCGGCGTTCGCCGACGTCCTTAGGCGTGGCGGTCAGCTCAAGGACAAAGATCGGATTGAAGCCATAGAGCGTGTCATGGGCGAGGTCGGACGTCGCCTTCTGTCCCTCGTCCATTACCACGACCGGCCGGATCTTCCGAAGCGCGTTGCCGAGGCTGTCCTTCACCATCGGCAACATGTCCTGATAGCCGTCGAGGTTCGGGATCGCCTCGAACTCGCGCAGATGGGCCGCCTGATCACCCTCCGGCGCGAAGAAGCCGTGCACGTCGCCCCGGTCGCGAAACATGCGCAGCGCCTCCTGCGTCTGCCGGTTCGCCGCCTGCAGCATCAGCACCATGACGCAGAGGTTCGCGTCGACGTCGCGGGCGTCGAGCCGGTCGCCCTTCTCCATCACCTTCACCCGCCCGGCTGCGGCGCGGTCGAGCGCCTGCCGGTAAGGGTGCTGCCGGTCCCGCAACCGTTTCAGCGTCTGGGAGTAGATCGCCTCGTTCGGAACGATCCACAGCACGAAGCCGGTATTGCGCGCCAAATAGCGCCCCATGATCCGGCTAACCGCGTTAACTGCGAGCCAAGTCTTCCCGCCGCCCGTGGGCACCTTGAGCGTCACGTTCGGCACCGCCCGCCCGATGCCGTCCTTCCGCGGCGAGAAGGGAACGGCGCCGCGAGAAGGCGGCAGACGACCGGCGCCCTTTATCTTCGCCCAAGCGCGCGCTGCGTAGTCGGGCACCTCAAGCCCTAAGTCAGGCTCGGCCTCGGCCATCGCGGCGACCTTGTCCGCGCGAAACTTCTCAGCCTTCAACTCGTCTAGATAGGCGTCGATCGTGTCGAGCACCCGTTGCTGGTAATCGAGCGTCCGCATCGCCTATTCCCGCTCGACGCGATAGAGCGCAAACGGCAAGGGCACGAATTCCACCGCCAACCCCTCGGCGTCGAGCAGCCGTTGCGAGACGTAGCGGGCGGGTGCGAAGACAAGGTGACGCTCGTTCGGATGCGCCTCGGCGATCCGCCGGGCGAAGCTCAGCGATAGCGCGGCCTCGGATGATTTCAGCCATTCCAGATCGGGTCGGTAAATCAGCCAGACGCGGGTGCCGTTCACCTCGCCGACGTGGAAGCGCTCGGCATCCGTCTCGCCCGGCGGCACCGGCTGCGAGGTTGCCATGTGGAACAGGATGCCGGCCAGCGCGTCGAAGGCGGGCAGCTCCTCCCCCGTCAGGATGGCGTCGAGTTCGACAGGCTCGCCGAGCGTGCAGTAAGTGAATTCGCCGCCCGCCCCCTCGGCGCGCTCTGCGACGGCCTTCTCGCCGGTCACGACGAGTTCACCGTCCTTCACCTCCTTCTTGATCCGGTCGAATTCGTGACCGTGCAGGTTCTCGATCCCCTGCACCTCGTGGACCAGCGCGTCGGCCTTTTCGAGCGCCCGCCAGTTCAGCCGTTCGCGGAGGAGTTCAGTCTTTTGCGTGCCCGTGAAGTCATAGCCCTTGATGACGCGCCGAACCCGCTCGGCGGTCAGCCGATCAGCATAGTCTTCCATCTCGACAAGTATGAAGCGACGATCTCCCCCGTCGAATTTATTCGCCTCGACTACCGCGTGGGCGGTTGTTCCGGTGCCTGCAAAAGAATCCATCACGATGCTATCTCTTCTGGTAGCAATTTCGATGACGCGACGGACAAGATCGACGGGCTTTGGGGCGTGGATTTGGAGATCCTGTGCTTCGTATTCCTTGAAGATGCTCAATAGTTGCTTCTTAGATTCCTCGGTGCTTCCGACTTCGGCGGCGGGCCACAATGTCATCGGAACAAGTCCCTTCGCTTCATCCGGGAATTGCTTGATCCTCGGCTTTCCGTTTCCGCCCTTCGGCCAGTAGACGAGATCAAGCTCTCGAAGCCTGTCGAACTCCGGCTCCGTTGCACCCCAGCAGCGGCCCTTTGGAGGTCGATGCTGCACCCCGGTTGGCGTTGTAATCACGTAAACTTGCTTTTCCCGATAGCCTTGCGCTGAAAATGGGATTGAAGCCCAAGGGCCACGCGGATCATCGTCGGGGTTCGCGTATCCGCCGTCCGTAGGGAGAAGCCTGTTGCGTCGAAGCTTCCAAGTATCTCTTAGGGCCTTCGAATAGACGAGTACATGATCGAAGCTCGGGGATAAAACCGCACGATTTTCACGAGATGTTCTCTTCTGCCAAACTATTTGCCCGATTGCACAATCTTCTCCAAATATCTCATCGAGAATCAATCTCGCTCTATGAACTTCATTGTCGTCAAGAGTGATCCAAATACTGCCGTCGTCTGCCATCAGTTCGTACAATAATCGAACGCGCGGCCACATCATAGCGCACCATTTGTCGTGCCGGAGGCCGTCGTCGATACCAACCGGATTCGCGTCCAACCATTCCCGGATCATTGGCCCGTTCACATTGTCATTGTAAGACCAGCCCTCTTCGCCCGTGTTATACGGCGGGTCGATGAAGACGCAGTCCACCTTGCCCGCGTACATTGGCAACAGGGCCTTCAGCGCGTGCAGGTTGTCGCCCTGAACGATCAGGTTGCCGTCGAGCCGCGCTTCACCGATCCCCTTCTCGGGATGCGGCACCAATGGGCGCGCGGGCACGGCGAGGTGGTGGTTCCACACGAACTCCTTGCCCTTGAACAT